AAAGGTGGTACGTACAAGCTAGAGATTCCTGATGGCCCAACGTACTACGCAGAGTCTGCTGTCGTACGTCCATTCATGCAACGCTTCATGTATAAGAAGTTTGTAATGGGTACACCGGGTGTGCCTAATCGTTATGTTAAGACTGTGATGGCTGACACGCTGAACATGGACTTGAAAGATAACGATGGTGGTTTTAACTGTGGCAAACCTGCTGGCTGGATTGAAGACTACAACTCACTACCTGATGCGACTAAGGAATTAATCAGGTCAATCAAGCGAGTACGTGTAGTGCTTGGCACTGTCGAGTTGATTAATGCTAAAGATGTCAACGGTAATCCTGTTGACGTAGAGACCACCCCATTCATTTGGGAAGTAGAGAACCGTGACGCATTCAAGACTATCGGTGGTATCTTTACTAAGCTGGCTAAGATGAAGCGTTTACCAGTGCAGCATAGCGTTACCTTGAATAGTGAAGAGCGTAAGCTGCCTAACGGTAATAGCTTCTATCTACCACTAGCGTCTATGGATGTTACCAATACTGTTGAGTTATCTCAGGATGACCAAGATAAGTTTGGTGACTTCATGGGTTGGGTTCAGAACTACAACGAGTACATCATCAATGCTTACTCAGAGAAAGCTACGAGCAAGCATGATGAGGACTTGGATGACCTATCTCTTGACGATATTGTAGATATTGAAGAGCAAGAGGTAGCGTAATGAACCATCCTGCTGAACTGGCGTTACATCAGTACATGGATAGTGCTGTCAAAGGTGACAGTACAATGTCTGAGGATACTATAAAACAAGTAGCCACAGATATATCCGATGCACTGAAGCGTCAGTTTGGTGGGGAAAACAAAAGAGGTGACTTCAGGTTACGTATGTCTAATGTTGGCAGACCTTCCTGCCAGCTATGGTATGAGAAGAACAAACCTGAAGTTGCCTTGCCTTTCCCTACCACATTTATAATGAACATGATGCTTGGAGACATCGTTGAAGCTGTCTTTAAGGGATTGCTAAAGGAAGCGGGGGTAAAATATGAAGATAGTGAAACCGTTCATCTGGACGTTGGTGACGATAGCATTCGCGGCTCATATGATATTGTCATTAACGATGCTGTCGATGATATTAAATCAGCTTCCGACTGGTCATACAGAAACAAATTTGAAACCTACGATACCATTGCCAGAGGAGATGGGTTCGGATACGTAGGCCAGTTAGCTGGCTACGCAAAGGCATCCGGCAAGAAAGTCGGTGGCTGGTGGGTAGTCAACAAAGCTAATGGTGCTTTCAAGTATGTACCAGCAACAGGACTTGACCTTGATGCAGAGGTTAAGAAGATTAAGAATACCGTAGCAACAGTAAAGGAGAACAAGTTTGAAAAGTGTTTTCAACCAGTACCAGAGAAGTTTAGAGGCAAGGAGACAGGTAATAAAGTACTTAATGATGGGTGTAGGTTTTGCAGCTATCGTTTTGATTGTTGGCCTACTCTAAGGGAACTACCTGCGGTTAAATCACAGGCAAAGAACCCGCCTATAATATCTTATATAGGAGAGGTACGTGCAGCATAACGCTAGACGTAACGCACTGAAGTATGGGTATCGTAGTGGGTTAGAGCATACCGTTTCAATTTATCTTAAAGAACGTAACTATAAGTTTATGTATGAAGAGATAAAGATTGAGTGGGAAGACCTAGCCTACCGTACCTATACACCAGACTTTGTGTTAGACAACGGTATAATGATTGAGACAAAAGGACTATTCACTACAGCAGATAGGCGTAAGCATTTGGCTGTTAAGAAGCAGCATCCTAAACTGGACATACGCTTTGTTTTCACTAACAGTAGGACTAAGCTGCGTAAGGGTGCTAAGTCTACCTATGGTGAGTGGTGTATTAAACACGGGTTCAGATACTATGACCGAATCATACCAGAAGATTGGTTGAAGGAGAAGGGTAAGAATAAGCATAAGAGTTTTATTAAGTACAGAGGAACTAAGGTAAAAAGGAGATAAACATATGGATATAGAACGTATTAAAAAAGAGATACAGGATGAAGACTTTGTAATACGCATCAGACCATTTGCGGATGATGATGGTAGATGGACTGGTGAAATTGACGTATCCATTATAGCTTTTCCTGATAACCCAATGGATGATGAGGACTATGGACAAGTGATGCACTTTGCTAAGATGATGTGTGCTACTGTACCTATCATGGAAGAGTCAAAAGAAATACGAGATATTGCACACGATTATGTGATGGAAGTTATTGACAATGAGATGGATATTAGTATAGAATTAGAAGAGGAAAAAGCGGGTGTAGAGAAAACCTATGATGGTAATATTATACATCTAAACTTTAATAGTAAGACAGGGGGTTCAGCATGACTAGACATGAGGAGTATATGAAACAAGCAGCAGCACAGTCAGATGTACTAGAACGAGCAGGTAAGGAAGCCTATAGTGGCAATGTAATTGATATGGTGAATAATCCACCACACTATAATCAAACAGGCATTGAGTGCATCCATGCTATCTCTGCTGCCACTGACACGGGCTTCAAGTATTACTTGCAGGGTAATATACTAAAGTACCTTTGGCGTTTTGACTACAAAGACAAGCCCCTAGAGGATTTGCAGAAAGCCAAGTGGTACTTGGACAAGTTAATTGAAGAGGTAATGGCAGATGGCAAGAGTTAAACTGTTTATTACTATAGATGTAGATGAAGAGGAGTATCCAGTACCTGCTGATGGGCAGGTAGGTGAAGAAATAGAAGATGGCATACGTGAATACTTTTATGATGTAGACGGTGCTGATATAAGAACAATTAGAACTATTATGGAGTGATGAAATGATAAGCAACCAATTACCAACAGACTACCAGAACTTTATTGCTCTTTCCCGATATGCAAGATGGAAAGAAGATGAGCAGAGAAGGGAGACATGGAGTGAAACTGTCTCTAGATACTTTGATTATATGGCTGGGCATCTACGTGACAGTCACAACTATAAGCTATCTGATTCACTGAGAGGTGAGCTAGAAGAAGCTGTACTCAGTCAGAGTGTCATGCCTAGCATGAGAGCATTGATGACATCAGGGCCAGCCTTAGACCGCTGCCATGTAGGTGGATATAACTGTTCATACGTGCCTGTAGATAGCCCTCGTGCTTTCGATGAGACCATGTACATACTCATGTGTGGTACAGGGGTAGGCTTTAGCGTTGAACGCCACTGTATAGACAAGCTACCCACCGTAGCGGAAGACTTTCATCGTACAGATACCGTTATCAAGGTTGGCGATAGCAGACCCGGATGGGCAAAGTCACTGAAAGAACTTATTGCTATGCTATACATAGGTCAGATACCAGCATGGGATGTATCTGATGTACGCCCTGCAGGTGCTAGGCTCAAGACATTTGGTGGTAGGGCATCAGGTCCACAGCCATTGGTGGAGTTATTTGAGTTTGTTGTACAGAAGTTTAGGAATGCAGCAGGTCGTAGGCTCTACCCAATTGAATGCCATGACATCATGTGCAAGATTGGTGAAGTTGTAGTCGTTGGCGGTGTACGTAGGTCGGCACTAATTAGCTTATCTAATCTTAACGATGACCAGATGGCTCACGCTAAATCAGGTAAGTGGTGGGAGTATGAAGGGCAACGTGCATTGGCTAACAACTCTGTGGCATACAAGGTAAAGCCTGAGATGGGTACGTTCATGCGTGAGTGGCTGTCATTGTACGACAGTAAATCAGGTGAACGTGGTATCTTCAACAGGCAGTCAGCTATCAAGCAAGCAGCTAAGAATGGCAGACGTGAAACAGACCATGACTTCGGTTGCAACCCCTGCAGTGAGATAATCTTACGCCCATACCAGTTCTGTAATTTGTCAGAGGTAGTAGTACGTGAGAGTGATACGCCTGATACACTTAAAGAAAAAGTGCGACTAGCTACTATCCTTGGTACGTTCCAAGCTACGCTAACTAACTTCAAATATCTACGTAAGATATGGAAGGATAACACAGAGGAAGAAAGACTACTTGGTGTATCATTAACAGGTATCATGGACAACAACCTAACAGCTACGGCAGGTGATAAACTTGCTACCGTGCTTGAGTTGCTAAAGGATACTGCAGTGCAGACTAACGCAGCAGTAGCAAAACAGCTTGGTATTCCACAGTCTACTGCTGTCACGTGTGTAAAGCCTAGCGGCACAGTGTCGCAGCTTACTGACGCAGCATCTGGTATTCACGCAAGGCATAACCCATTCTACATACGTACTGTACGTGGTGATAACAAAGACCCACTCACACAGTTTCTTATGTCGCAGGGCATACCAGCAGAGGCAGATGTAATGAAGCCTGATAGCACAACAGTGTTTAGCTTTCCTATGCGTTCACCTGATGGTGCAGTTACTAGGACACAGATGAATGCTATTGAGCAGCTTGAGTTATGGCTTACTTATCAGCGTCACTTTTGTGAACACAAACCTAGTGTGACTATCTCTGTAAAGGAGCATGAGTGGATGCAGGTAGGCTCATGGGTATATGACCACTTTGATGAAGTATCTGGTATCAGCTTCTTGCCATTCAGTGAGCATACCTATCAGCAAGCACCTTATCAAGATATAAGTGAAGATGAATACAAAGAGTTCTTGACAAAGATGCCAAAGAATGTAGACTGGTCATTGCTTCAGGAGTTTGAGAAGGAAGATACAACTTCTGGTGGGCGTGAGTTAGCCTGTACTGCAGGTGTGTGTGAGATTGTAGATATAGAGGCAGCTTAATGAAAGGAGTTGACAAATGAGAGATACAATGATACAAACACTAAAGAATCATGCTCGTGCTAACGTAAAACTACACTGCATGAATATAGAAGTATATATGAAGAACCCAGCAGGTATAGGAGAGCATTCAGATATAATGGAAGCTATGCAAGCTGAGTTAGATAAGATGGCTGTTCATGTAGATAGATTGGATATGCTTGAAAACCATTTTAAAGAGTAGTAAAGGAGAAGTAGTATGACAGATGAGAAGAAGATGATTACCATTGATGGTAAAGAATACGACTTTGAAGAACTAGAAGATAACCAGAAAGGAATGGTCAATCATGTTTCTTCATTGAATAGTAAGATTGCACAAGCTAGGTTTGACCTAGACCAGTTGCAAGTAGCGCAGAATGCTTTTAGCAAGATGCTAGTAGATTCTGTAAACGAAACCTCAGAGGCGCAGCCAGAGGGAGACTAACCCATGAAAAACCTAGAACCAAAGACTGAAGACCGTAAGAAGTTTGACATTGACCTAGAGTATGGAAAGGTACGTGAGCAACAGGTAGCTGACATGCTACAAGACAAGAAGATTGAGGTGAAGAGTGAAAGAGATGTGTGGCAGAAGACTGGCAACATTGCAATCGAATACGAGTCCTATGGTAAGCCAAGTGGCATCAACGCTACGGAATCAGATTACTGGTTCCACAATCTTTGCATTGGTAGTGAGACTTTCGCAACGATTGTATTCGATACTGCCTCACTGAAGCGTATCATAAACAACTTGGATAGTAAGCGTAGTGTATCAGGTGGTGACAACAATGCGTCACGTATGTACCTGCTTAATCTGCAGAAGCTATTCTCTTCTGATGTAATCAAAGCCTTTAAGGAGACTAAGGATGCGGCGTAATGGTTTAAGTAAGTATGATGCTCCACTCAAGATACAGTTTGAGTGGGGCTATGAAGCCTTTAAGAAAGGTAAGTGTGGTAAGGCTAAGAAGGGTTTCTTCATGGCTGACAGCGGCATGGATAGGAATACTATGCAGCATCGTGAGTGGGTACGTGGATGGAATACTGCATTCTACGATAACCTTGAGAGGATACTTAAACATGAACAAGCTAGAGCAGGAAGCTAACAACTGGATGAAGGAGAGAAAAATGATGAGTAGTATTACAGCCACCGAATACCAGATACGTGCTGCTGAGACTGCCATCTTCCCAAAAGAAAAAGCCCTTGAGTATATTACTCTTGGGCTTACTGGTGAGGCTGGTGAGATTGCTAATAAGGTAAAGAAGCTAATACGTGACGGTGCTGATATTGAAGGTTACAATGATAAACTTAATCAGATAGGTGCAGAGTTGGGGGATGTCATGTGGTATTGCGCTATGCTTGCAAAGGAAGTGGACATGAATCTTGGCAGCATTATGGAAGGTAATCTTGAAAAGCTGGCAGATAGGAAAGCTAGGAATAGATTACAGGGTGATGGAGATAACAGATAAAAAGAGGGGGCAATTAAGCCCCCTTATTTATTTTAATCTGCTTCCTATTTTAGCTATGGCTGTAAGGTCTTTTGTACTAGACAAATCTACCTCTCGCCCTATCTTCTGTTCATACTCAAGTATAGCACGTTGTTGTTTTTCAAGAGGCATACGCCTTGCTTTAAGCAGAGCCTTTATGTAACCGGGGTCATCACCAGCTTTAGCACTTACTCTTTTAATCTTAGCTTTTAGTTTATTAAACCTAGTCTTAATACGTTCCCGTATTCTAATACGTATTTCTTTCTCACTATCACCTCTTGCGCGGTCTTGTTCAGCCTTCTTCATATATTTGTCAATTATTCCCGGTAAGAAATTGTTGACTGAATCATTGATAATTCTATCTAGTGTGCCTATACCTGTCTTACTATCAAACTCATACACAGGAAACCCTATCTTCTGTAAGAACTCTTGTTGCGGTGTATCTCTTTCTACTACGGATAAACCAGCCAGAAGTTTTAACTCTGGATTAAGT